TTGCGGAAAACCTTGTTGTAACCGCCACGGGCAAACTTCTGCTCGCCGGAAATATCCCATTTGTATTTATTGTCGATACCACCAAGGCCGTCAATTGCTGACAGCAATGTGTTGGCTTTGGGCTTTTTGGCACGCTGAGTTGTCAACGATTCGTTGACAACTGGATCAACTACCGAGGATTGCTCGGTAGTTGCCTTTTTAGAAGCCCTATCAATTTCTTTCAGGCCCAATGCCTCAGATGGAGTTAACTCAAAGTTGAATGTAAACCCATTTTTTACGCCCTGGGTGTCTGGATATTCCTGATTTTTTACTCGCGGGTCATTTTCAGAAATGTCAGTAAAGTAAAGTGGCTGATCAGGACGGTAATTAGATGCATATTCTTTATTTGTACTTACCCATCTACCTGATTCACCATCGCCAGATGATCCACTATGGTAAAGCCTAACCATTCCAGGTTTAATTGGTGGCTCGCCTTCACTTAAATCGGCAGGTTGTTGTACGGGTGCAATTCCATCAGGAATATCACTTGCAGGCAGCGCTCCATTTGGTACGGCGCTATCACTTCCTGCATTGGCATTTGGTTGAGTAAGTTCAGTTGCTGGGCTTCCAGTTCCGTTATCAGGTTGTAATCCAGTGGTTGCTGGATCCACTCCGGCAATGGGTTGTTGAGTAGGCTGGCTGACATTGGCAGGCTCCGTAGTGTCTGAATCCAAGAATGCGGCGGCAGAAGGTTTGACGTTACTGGTCGCCTGGCTGATTGCCGACACAATGGCATCAGGGTTGATTTGCTGCGTAGCAGGTTGAGCCTGAACCTCTTGAGTTTGATCCATACCGGACATAACAGACTGGCCAGGCGCTGCAATTCGCTGTAATACCCGGCCACCGGCACCCATGGCACCAGACTGCAATGCAGTTGCAAGGGCAGTATCCTTGACCTGTTGGCCATAGTCTGCAAGCGTGGCATCCTGGTTAATACCAATCACCGGCGCTTTATCGGTCAAGAACTGGCCGGTAGTCGTGAACTCTTCCGATGGAATTTCTTTTAACGCGCTGGACAGCATAGCACTGCCGAGGTCTGCAACACCATTACCGACTGTTGCTTTGCGCAATCCTTCTGCCAGTCTATCGAAGCCACCGAGCTTCTCGCCAGCCACTTCAAAGGCCGCCATTGGTACAGCGCGAAAAGTTGATTTCCAAGGTGTCAAACCCGCATCTTTGCCTTGTGCATATTCTTGGCTGAAAGTCTGGCCAAACAAAGCAGGTAATGCAGCGCCAGGCGCAACGGCACCGGCCAACAATGAAGGTGCCGTTTGAATAACAGAAGAAACCGCATTGGCGCCAGCTTCTGGAATATCATTAACGATAGACTCAGGTGCAAAGCCCGTTTGTTTCTGCCCGCGCAATACCGCGCTATTTTCAATCTGACGAGCTCTATTGCCTACGACATCAGAAGCATTACGCAATGCCTCAGAGTTGAGCAGGTCACCAAGGATGGATAATGCCCCTTGCTCGACCTTGCCGATACCAGCATACCCACGGCGTGCGCCGACTTCCAGTACACCAGGCAGTCCGTTAACAACCTTCGCCCCTTCGTTCAATGTATCAGGCTGGCCATAAGTAGAAAGCAATTCAGCCAACGACTTCGTTTTGAAGCCTGTTGGCTGATCACTATCAAGGAAACTGCTTGCTGTTGGTTTTTTGTCGTCTAAAAAATCATCGGCTCTCATCACTCAAACCCTAGCGCACGGAGGGCTTTAGTAGCCTGCTCCTTGGTCATCTTCCCAGCCTTGAAATCTGCCTTAATTTCTTCAGGCGTCTTGCGCGGCGAGGTCCGATTACCATTCTGCGTTACAGGGTTTGAATCCATGCGATTACTGCGATAGTAATCAGATTCTGGAATGTTGAATTTTTGAAGCCAAAGTTTTTCGTACTCTTGGAAGTTTGGAGCCTCTTTTGGTCGTTTGCCAGTTAGGTTGCTGATAGGAAACTCAAGGTTATAGTTGCTACGCACATCGTCACGAACCTGCGCCATATCGCGCATGGTGGCCGCCTGCGAGCCGTCGCCTTTACCTGACTTGATATTTTGTGCGCGGACATCGGCAAGCCCTGCCTGCGCTTTATTCTCGGTCGCGCCAGCGTATGCCTGGGCCGCTTGGCCTCGGTTTTCTTCAGCGGCAGTCGTACCAATCAGGTTCAGTTTCTGCAATCCAGTCAGAAGGTCCATAGTGCCAACGTCGCCGGTGTTGTCATAGCGTGTCTTGCCCTGTGACAGAAGCAATGCGTTCTGCTTATCAAGGCCGTTATTGCCATTGACCAAGCCATACAAAATAGCCGCTTTCTGCATTTCAAGCGGATTGACGTTGCCTTCTAATGCCGCCGTGCGCTGTCCGATAACTGCGGCCTCTTGTGGTGTCGCGGTGCCAAGATTTGCAGTAATGGCGTTGCGCTGATCACCCTGGATCATCTTAGGCAGGTTGGAAATGTTCTTGTCGCCTAGTGCAAGCATCTGCTTTAGTCCTGAAAACTTCTGCTGCAACTCAGGAAACTTGCTGACATATTCAGGAGGTGGCAATTGAGCGCCTCCGTCAGTGAATGCCAGTGGTCTGGTTGGCGGCTGGTATGTTCCGGCCATGGTCGCATTAAAATCACGGACACCATCTTCACTATTAGCGCCGATACTTGCAAGCAATGACTTGGCAAGGCTGTCATCGCTACGAGCATTTAACTCTGCTTCATTGGCTGCAATATCGCTGCGAAGTTTATCAGTAGCCGCTTTCTTATAAGCAATGTCAGCCCCGGCTAGTTGGCCTTTTTCGTATGCGTTTCCACCGCCTGCGGTTTGCGCAAGAAGCTGGCCAAGTGACATCCCTAGATTAGTAGCGTATTGCATTAAACGCCTCCCCACATGGCTTTATCGTAAGCCTTCCCGGCCATTGGAGCTGCACCCATGAGCAACCCGCCAAGCACCGAGCCATTATTTCTCACCGAGCCAGCGCCAGCATTTGCCGCGTTGTTATTTCTGGTGCCTGCCGCATTAATGCCTAAAATGTCACTAGCAAGCGTACTGCCTTTCAAAGCTTCATCGTTGTACATCAACCCACCGGCATTACTCCTAGCAAGAAGTCTCGTCCGGTTTAAAATATCCTGAGTCGCCTTGGATGTTGCAGCAGCCTTGCCGCGTGAGTAATCACTGGACAAATTGCCATCGGTGCCTTGGTAGACTTGGCCTTCACCGCCTGAAGCGGTTAACAGCGCATCTTTTAGTGTTGACTCATTTTTAGTCGCAGCATCTTCATACGCCTGGTTGCGCGAGGCAGGGTCAAAGGTCTCTTTGGCAAAGTCAGTGATCGTGTCAGCCTTCTTTGTTTGAAGGCGTGAATTTTCTTCAGCGGCCTGATTGATGATCTTTTGCTGCTGGTTAGCTGCGTCACTAGCCGCTTGTTGCTGCAAATACGTTCCAGCGAGCGCGGAGCCTACTGCAAGAATTTCACCACCTGTGCACATAATTCCTCCTACGCAACACTTCTAACAGTGCCGCCATAACTTGACTTGCTTGTTTTTGTATAAGGGCTCGTATATGTCTGCCCGGATGTTGCAGAGTTAACCCCAGCCTGATATTGGTTTTTCTCTTGCTGCTGGCGCAACACATCAAAGAACCCAGCCAAAGATACAGAGTTAGCCGCATCCTGTGCCGCCGCCGCGTTGTTCGACATGCCTGCATAAGCCTGCTGAACCGCATCGCCGGAGGTTAATCCTGCCTGGATTGAATTAATCAGGTTTACACGGGTTTTTTCGTCACTAGACCGCGCCTCATTTGCAGTCTGTGTGCCAATGTTTGAAGCCTTGAGCACCCCTTGCTGATAGGTATCAAGCACATCTTTATTCGCATCAATGTCACGACTACCACCGCTTAACCCATTTCTGGCTAAGTTGAATTTAAGCTCGCGCTCAGATATGCCGCGTTCTTTGTTAAGGTCAGTCATTGCCACATTGGTGGCGTCAGTTCCTATTTTTGAGTAAAGCTGCTGGCGTTCACCAGCTTTTGAATTTAAAGCGTCCGCCTTGGCTTTAGCTGCTGCTACTGCTGCGTCATAACCAGCTTGGTCAAAAACCTTTTGAGTGTTTGACTGTCCGCCAAACATCCAGTTATAACCGTTTCCTGAATTGTTACTTGGAGCGCTGACTGTTTTAAAATATGCGTTTCGATCTACCGTTGCAGGCGTCGCGCTTGCAACACCAAAGACTTCATTTAATTGCTTAATTGCCGCCGCAATGCGCTCATCCTCTGCGGCTTTTCTTTGTGCGGCGCCGCCATCACCACCGCCGCCACCTTTAAAGCGCTGGATTTTAGTTGCAGACAAGTGGCCGCCGCCAAATTCACGGCTTAAATCATCGCGCAAATTTTCGATTGTGTATTTCATGCCACGTCCTTTAAAAACCATTCACCGACTGAACGGTAACCAAGTGCCTTGTATAGCCTGATTGCATTAGGGTCGCCGGTTCCAATACCGGGCCTGATCTGTTTTGCCCCCATAGAAATACACCAGGCTTCAAACATTTTGATCATCTTGACTGCAATCAAACCATTTCTGTGTTCTGGTGTAATGTACAGCGTGTAATCAATTCCCATGCGTTCATTGGTGTACCAAGGGATATAAACATCACCCATCATCACGCCGACCACTTCACCTGCTTTTTCTGCCACAACCAAGAATCCATTCGCAATCATCAAACGGCATGTTTCTGCGACGCGCTCCGGACTATATTCCACATGCTTGTACGTGGTTTCGTCATGAAGCGCTTGGCCCATTTCAACCAGTTTAGGAATGTCTTGTTCTGTGGCGTTTCTGATCATAGCGGCTACATATTTCCAAGTGTTTCGTAGTAGTACGTCAATTGATGCAGCTCAAAATCTTCATCATCATAGTTGCGGATAACCGGCGCGATACTGACTGCCATGAGCTCAACCGGCATCAAATACCCTGGTCGTGAATCTCCCTGAATCGTCACTGGTGGATTTGTCACAAGCTCGGTACTTCTTGGGTCATACCTGTGCGAAATCTGGCATTGGCCACTAACAACAGCATCCATGGCCACAATCTGCTTGAGTACACCGGGAGACTTGAAATCAAGATAAGCAAGCTCGATATCGACCGAGTACAAGACTCCATCATCTGTTTTGGCTGTGCGGTCCAGGCGATACACGTCGTCACCGGAACGGATATAAAGCTCAGCATTGAGCTCATCCATGTAATCCAAGGTGAAAGGAAACTCGTAAACGCTCCAAGCTGAAATGCTCGCGGTACGGCTGAATGTATAAACCACGGCCTTATTGCCGGAGTAAAGCCAGTATTGGCCGCCGCCGCGATAGTATTGCGCCTTGGCATCCACAATATCAATGAACTGGCCAGTGATTAACTCCCGGTCAATCGGGGAGCCTACATCGGCATCAATCAGGTTTGTGGTGACATCTTGGCGTGTGATGGTGCGCACGCCTGCGGGCGACAGGAAAAATACATCGCCGCCCATGTTGGCATGAGAATATGGCAAGACTGAGCCTACATCGACAGCCTGCAAGAAAGCATGCAACGCCGGATCCACATCAACATTCCATATCTGAGAAGAGTCAGCAAATAAAACAACCAAGCGATTACTGTAAAATCCCAATGCGGTTGCATTGTTTGCCCCTGATTGCTGAAGCCCTACAGGCAGGAATCCCGCATCATTAGCAGTGGTCCAGTCTCTCGGGGCATTGGTGGCACTGAATCTAACAACATCACCATTGATGCCAACGGCCCAAATCTTTGATGCAATCTTTATGACCTGCTTTGTGTTTGGGCAATTAGTATCTGCAATATGCGTGGCGCCTGGCAGCGCCGCGTCTAGGTAATGGTGACGGATATCTCCATTCGTGTACTGCACCGAAGCGTACATAAATCCGTTAAACACATCGCCATAATGGACTTTATCAACAGCAAGAGAGGCGGTAGTGTTGTGCTGGACGTTGTTTGCTTTAAACAGTGTATTGGCGTGCGTGATTGTGGATGTGCCACCATAAAAGGTATTGAGTTTGCCATTGCCCGCAAAAAGGCCTTCAGTGCCAGCCTCTAGCGTTGCAATCTTTGTGGTTCCTGGGCGCTTGCGGATTGTACGCCCTTCGGTTGCATGCGCGTTTTTCAGGACTCGTAAACGATTAGCGTCGGAAGTAGAAAGGCCTTTTCTAAGGTCTAGGCCGTAGTCAAAGCGGTCATAAGAAATCGACTTGGACATTTAAACGTCCTGATCTGATGTGACGTAATCATATGGCGATGGCGTGCGCTCAGAGCGCGACCATACTGATTTTGACCGATGCTTGCTTTTCAACCTGGCCAGCATCGTATTGAGCTGATTTGCGTACTGAGCAGCGTCAGGCTGACGATAATGGGCCTTGGCGTTAGCCAGGGCATATAACTTCACTAATTCGCTAGGCAGTGAAAGTCTATCGCTGCTATCCACCAGTGGCAGCAAAGTGCGCTCATACTCAAAGCGTAGTTTGTAATCTGACGACTGAGGAACTGGCCACAGCTCAATTTGATCACGGCGTTCGTAACGGCAAGGGATAGTGCCTACAGGGGTGCCGCGCAGCTTCAGGTCAATGCCTTCTTTGAGTGGAATATATTGACCATTCCACAGAATAGAAAAGCTATTCATGCGCTCGACGTTGCAGTCTGGCGGGTAATCGTAGTATTGCTGGTTTACACCAGTGTTTCTCTCATAAACAGTCTTGAGTTCAATCCAGTCAAATTCAAGGTAAAGCGCCTCTTGAGCCCCACGGATGAAATCATCGATCAGTCCAGAGTTAACAATCTGCGCGTTACCGGCCATACCAAACCCTAGACGAGTTTGAATCTGCGACCGGATTTCACCTAAAGTCTGCTTGAGAGGCAATGCCATTACTCGTCACCGCCGCCTTTTGCAGCTTTTGCAGCAGCGATTTCTGTTTCCAGCTTTTCAATGCCCCAATTTTTGGTGGCTTTTAAACCAAGTGATTTAGCTTCTTCAATCAGCTGCAATTTCAATTCATCATCGACCGAGCCGCCCATGTTCTCAAAGGACGCTACAAATTCATCCAAGGTTCCGACACCTTCACGAACAGGATTTGGGATA